CGTTGTTTGATAAATTTTCTTTGTTTGATAAATTTTCTTTGTTTGATAAATTTTCTTTGTTTGATAAATTTTCTTTGTTTGATAAATTTTCTTTGTTTGATAAATGTTCATTATTTGATAAATGTTCATTACTTGATAAATTTTCTTGTGATAATTGTTCATTTTCAGATAATTTTTCTTTTGAAACAAGATTTGCTGTTAAATTATTATTACCAATTGCATTATTATTATTTACAACATTATTTACAGCATCATTAACAGCATCATTAACAGCATTATTTACAGCATTATTTACAGCATTATTAACAACATTGTTTACAGCATTGTTTACAGCATTATTTACAGCATTATTTACATCATTATTATTTACTACATTATTTACAGCATTATTTACATCATTATTATTTACTACATTATTTACAGCATTATTATTTACTACATTATTTACAGCATTATTTACATCATTATTGTTTACAGTATTATTAACATCATTTGGTACTACATTATTTACAGCATTATTATTTACAACATTATTTGGAACAACATTATTTAAATTACTATTATTTAATTCTACATTATCCCATAATTGAACATCAAATAATGTATTACCTTCTGAAATAGTTTTTACAGAAAGAAATATAAAAGCAATTAATATTGATAATCGTAAATCTTTACTTGGTAAGAAAGCAATTAAAAATAATATAACAAATTGAAATAAAACACTTTTAGCTAAAACTGATAATGATGATGGTAAATTATAACTAAAACAACAAGAATATAAAGCAAAGAATAAAGGAAATAATAATGAAACATATTTATCGCCTAATAAATTATTTAAGAACATTGATACATCATTTGTAGAAATCATAATTATATTTATATATTAGAAAAAAAAAGTTGAATTTATTTATATAATAAAATTTTCAATTTGATTTGAAGCAATTATATTTGAATTCATAATAAAAACTAAAGATGATAATAAAATTGCTGCTTGAATATTTTTAGTAGTAATGTATAAAATTAAAAATAACATTACAATTTTAACTAATGTATTACTAAATACGTTACACCAAAAAGGTGATAAAGATGGTACCATAACACCACCATATAAAGTAGCAATAAATGTAAAAATAGTTAAAAATCTTTTATTTTGAAAAACTTGATTTAAATTTGATAATACAAAATCCATTATATTTATATAAAATAAAAAAATTTTATATTTAAAATAAAATATAATATATTTATATATGCTTTTATGTAGTATTGAAGAAGCTTGGGGTAATGATTTTTTAAATATCCCTAATAAAAACAAAAATAATATACAAAATTCTAATAAAAATAAAATAAAAAGTAATATATCAAAAAATAATCAAAAGAATAATCAAAAAAACAATCAAAAAAATAGTGAACAAAATAATAATAAATTAAATATGCATAAATCAAAATTAAATAAATCAATTAAAGTTTTAAAAGGTGGAAATAAAAAAGAAACAATTTATAATGATATAATAATTTTTACTATCATAGGATATATAATGTTATTTATATCTCATATTTGTTTTGAATTAGGATTTGAAATAAATAATTAAATATATTTATTATCTATTTTTTCCTTAATATGTATCCAGGAAATATAAATTATACCATTTGGTTTATAAAATTTATCATTATCTATTTTTGGTCCTTTAATTCCAAGTTCTACTAAGAAATCAGGATTATAAAATAACGTTTTAAATTTTTGATGTTGTAATTTTTGTATTATAAAATAAGCACATTCATTTATATTATATAGAGGACATCCCATCATAAAAGTAGGAATTTCAAAATAACATTCAAATTGATTATTATTATTACACCATTTTATTTTTCTTGAACATCCATTTAATATTTTATAATATGTTTCTAATTTTTTTTTTTCTTTTAATTTTGTTTTTTCATAAATTGTTTTATATAAAGATTTAACTTCATCATTCATCATTATAAATATATTTTTATTATATATTTTTTAATTATTTTAAACATTATTTTTTAATATTAATAAATGAGAACTTACATTATAGATGATATTAATATTAATATAAATATAGAACAATTAATTTGTATAATTATTTCATTTTTTATATTTATTATTATTATAATTTTTTATATCTATAATAAAAATATCATATCTTTTTAAAAATTCTTTTATATAATTAGATTCCAATAAATCAATTAAAATATTAATTATATTATCAAATTTATTAGTATTTATAATATTTTTAATTTGATTTAAATAATTGATTATAATATTAATATTATTCATTTAATTTAAATACAAATATTATATTTATATTAATAGATGAATGTGTTATTTGTTATGAACCATTAAATCAAACAAATGAACATATATTAGAATGTAATCATAAATATCATACAGATTGTATTATAAAATGGTTTCGCAATGGTAATCAAAATTGTCCATTATGTAATTCAACTAAAATAGATACTTCAAATATGAGTTATATGTTGCAAATAACTTGTATTTAAGATATAATAAAAATATCAAAAAGAAAAGATTGTCCTAAAAAATTATTAACTAAAAAAATAATATTAAAAAAAGTAAATTAAAATTAAAGAATATATTACTAATACTAACAATTTTAAAAAAGAAAATCAAGATATTATTAAAAAATATAATTCACTTAGAAATATTAGAAAAAAAGAATTTGAATTATTATCATATGTTAAATTAAATCCTATTTATTTAAAAAAATGATTTTTTTTATTAAAATATAAAATGGATATTACAATTGTAAATGAATCAAACAAAGAAACAGAATTTTTTCAATCAAAAGCTTACATTAATTGTAATATTGGTTTATTATCAACTTGTAACCTGGTAAATTGTATATCAGTAGGAGGTATTTTTAAATCAAAAAATAATAAACAAGGTTCATTTTTAACTCATGAATCACCACTTGATTATAATGATTTAATTTATAAATTATATCTAATTAAGCAAAAATTAAAAAAATGTATAATTTTAAAATTAATTATATTTTGTCCTAGTAATCCATCAAAAGATATATATGAAAATAATTTTACAACAGAAAAAATTATTAAATTTATTATTAGAGATTGTACTTTAAAATTTGAATTAGAACCTGAAATTAAATTATATCAAACTAATGATTGTATGTTTGGAAAAGCAATAATTTCTCCAAATTATATTGATACAACATTACAATTTATAAAAACAAAATCAGAAATAAAAACTAAGTTAGATACATTTATCCCAATAATTGTAAAAAATAAGTATGGAGATAATGTTTATCAATGTCCATATAATAAATGTAAATGTGTAACAGGAACAGGAGCTGTAAAATATCCAAATGATATATTATATTGGAATCATAATTATAATTGTATTAATAAGAATAAAATTGTTAAAACTATTTGAATATAATTATTAAATATTATATATATATAGATATGAAATTATGGGCTACTCCAATTTTAACAATTTCATCAAAAAAAATTGATAATAAATGTTATAATGTTTTAGATTTTTTAAAATTAAATAATATTGAATCAAAAGTTTCTTCAAGTAAATCAATTATTATTAATAATAATAATAATACAATAGTTGAAAATTCTTGTGAATTAGTATTAACTAAAATGAAATCAGAAGAATTAAAAGAAGGTATATTTTGGAATAAATTAAAAAAAAAATTTGATTTAGAATGTGCTCATTTAGAAATTCCTAATGTATTTACAGGATGTATTATGAATTTTTTATGCAAATCACAATGTGAACTATTATACAAAGAGTAATTATTATTTAATATTAAAATTATAAAGACCAATTAATAGGTTCTAAATTTTTACTAATTAATATATCATTACATTTACTAAAATGTTTACAACCAAAGAATTTACCACCAGCAAGAGGACTTGGATGATATGCCTTTAATACTATATGTTTATCTAAATTTAAACCTTTTAATGAGTTGAATGCATCATTACCCCAACATATAAATATACAAAAATCTTTATTTTCTACTATAAATTTCATTAGTTCTTTACTAAATATATTCCATATTTTTTTATGACTATTAGGATTATTTTGTAATACAGATAAAGAACGATTTAATAATAAAACACCTTGTTCTCCCCATTTTGTTAAATCACCTGATTTTGGATATTCACAATTAATATCATTAACAAGTTCTTTAAAAATATTTTTAAGACTTGGAGGAAGTTTCATATTTTCAGGAACACTAAAGCATAATCCTTGGGCTTGTGGTTCATTATTTACTTCTCCATGATAAGTATCTTGACCACATAATACAACTTTTATATTTTGAAATGGTGTTAATTTAAATGCTTTAAATACATCTTCTTTTTTTGGAAATACTTTTAAATTTTCATATTTTGCTTCTTCATTTTTTCTAAATTCTTCTATTTTACTTAATTCTTTTTTAATTTTTTCATTTGAGAAAAAGTTAGACCAAGTAATCATTTGTTATATAAATAATATAAATCAATTTTAAATAAATATTTAATAAGAAAATATTAAAAATGATTTTTTTTTTGCTTTAAATACAATCAAAATGGAACCTCATACTATGAGTTTAATTTATGATCGTCTGAATCAACAACCACATCTTCAAGAATTGATATCAGAACAAGTTTGGAAACTATTTGAAATTGAAGATAAAAATATTTGGAAATCAAAATACAAATACAACAAGGAATTATTAAATATTGAGTTGAAATTATTTATAGAATGTGAAATAGAGTTTAATGAAAATGAGTTAGATTTATCTGATAGTAGTACAAGTATTGTATTAAATATTATTAAATATATTAATAAACCTGGTGAAAAAATTAGTCCAATAGGTTATGATTGTATAAATTTTCATAATACAAATACTATAATGAATCTGTCTGATTGTAACAGAAAAAAAATAATAATGGACCTTGAAGAAGAAGACCGATTACATTGTTTTTATTAAATTAATATTAGAAAAAAGTATGGTCGATGAAGCAGTATCTCACGGAGCTGCAGTTCAAGCTGCTATTGAGGTTTAGATATTTATAATTTTAATATAGTTTTTTTTTCTTATATATAAATATAAATGGTTAATTATAAATCTAAATATTTAGAAATGAAATTAAAATATATTAATGCTAAAAATAATTTAAAAGGTGGTATGAATGAAAAAAAAAAAATGGCGTTTCTTATATCATTAATTAAGTCTGATAATAGTATTTTGAATGACACAGCAAAACTAATCGACAATTTGACAGTAACAATATTTGTAGATGGTAAACCATACGTAGTATCAAAAGATGAGAAATTAACTAAAACTATGTTAGATAAACTAACTGAAACCAGAAGAAACCTAATTTATGAGGTAAATGAATATGATATGGATCGTTTTTATGCTCATCAAAAAATGACTCCTGAAGAAAAAGAATTATCAGATAAAATACAATTTGAACAAAAATTTGTAGGATTTCAAGATTATCCAAGAGATGGTTTAAGCTTAAAATCAATATGCACAGCTGGTAGTTGGATTAGAGGTAAGATAAGCCCAGTCTTAGGAAGAGTGCCTCTTATCCCTAGATTAATATATGGTATTAGTGATGCAGAATAGATAAATTATTTAATACATATCTATAGAATAAGTTTTATAAATCATTAAATATTCCATCCCATTTATTATATGGATTTTTTTTAAGACCTTTATTTTTCATTTTTTCGATAGTAGTTGATAATTCATTAAAATCTATATTATTAGGATTTTCTTTTATTTTTGAACTATTCAAAGACCAACCACCGTGCCCCGGCCCGCGGGAGAGGTAATATTTATAATAACCCGACAATTTTTTATTAAAATCACAAATAATTTCTCTTAATTCATCCCATTTTTCTGAATTATAATACATCCAAGTTGAATATCCTAAATATTCGTTGATTAAATTAACTTTTTGTTCAAAAATAGCTTCATTCATATATGTTGATATACTTGGATTTTCCATTAAATTACTTAACTCTGACGATCGAGGAAAGCTCTCGTGAGATCCTTCTCCTTGAACAGCAACCATAAAAGCTAATAATTCTTTACTTAATCTCCGAGGTGATGATTCCATACCACCTGTAATTTTTTGATATTTTAATTTATATTTTAAATATTTTGATTTATAATTAACCATTTATATATATATATATATATATATAATATATTTTTTTCAGCTAAATAAAATTTATTGTATAAATTATTATATAATTAATAATTTAAAATTATATTAACTTTATTAATAATAATGTTTGATATACAAAAATTATTAAAAGAATATAACTTATTTTATCAATATCCTGTTATTACTGAATTAGAATTTTATAATCAAAATAAAAATGAATCTACATATTGTGGTATTCCTTGGGCTACTATTATTGATAAAAAATATAATAAAAATAGTATCATAGAAGAATTTATAAGTTTTTTTGATAAAAATGTAACATATTATACTTGTTGTCAACACATTTATTTTCGAGATTTAATTACAATATTTAAAATATTTAATATTAAAACTGTTTATACACCACATAAATTAATTAATGAAGATTTAATTGATAATATAAAAATTATGCCTTGTCCTTTATATGCTGTAAATATTGAAGATAATAAAAGAAATATTGAATTTCAAAATATTGATTTTATAAATATTGATAGACCAATTTTATATTCATTTATGGGTGCTTATGACCAACATTATATATCAGATATAAGAAAAGATATATTTATTATGGAACATTGTAATGATTCTGTTATTATTAATATTGGTAAATGGCATTTTAATGATATTGTTTATTCGCATAAGCAAAATCAAAACATAGAATTAAATATTGATAAAAAACATATTGATAATAAAACAAAATATAATGAATTATTACTAAAATCTAAATTTAGTTTATGTCCATCAGGAGCAGGACCAAGTTCTATTCGTTTTTATGAATCATTAGCAGTTGGTAGTATTCCAGTATTATTATCTGATGATTTAGATTTACCATATAATATTGATTGGGATAATACTATTATAAAAATTAAAGAAAAAGATATAAAAAATATAGAAAATATATTAAAAAATATAGATGAAAATAGAATACAAGAATTAAAAAGAAATTGTATTAATGTTTATAATAAATTAAAAAAAAATTATAAATATTACTAATACTTTAATAATTACATATCTAAATAAAAACCCATCTCGTTTCTAGGTCTTAATTTAGGGCGTATCGAACCTGAGGCATCCAGACTTGGAAAACGTTTTTCAAACCATTCTATAAACCTTTGTATTTCAATACTATTTTCGAAACCTGGTATTTTTAATAACCATCCATTTACAATTGCATTCATTATAAATGAAAAATATTCTTGTAACTCGTCATAATAATCCCCTGTGGTTGGGCGTTGTTGATAATAATCTGTTAATTCCCCTATAAAATCAGTGTAATCAGAGCCGAACCCTCCACTCTTTAAATCACTCACAATTCGGTCAATAATAAGTTGAAGAGTATCATTTACATGGGGAAAATTTGTATTTGGTATTGGCGGATTATCAATTGAAGCTTGTGGTTGAACATTAATTGAAGAGCCACCACTTAATTTATTTTTTGCATTAATATATTTTAATTTCATTTCTAAATATTTCTGTTTATAATCAACCATTATATTTATATAATATATAATTAATTTATTATCTGATGATTTAAATTTACTATAAAATATTGATTGGGATAATATTATTATAAAAATTAAAGAAAAAGATATAAAAAATATAGAAAATTTATTAAAAAATATAGATGAAAATAGAATACAAGAATTAAAAAGAAATTGTATTAATGTTTATAATAAATTAAAAACAAATTATAAATCTTATCAATTATTTTTATAATAATTCTTTGTTAATTAAATAATATTCATAACTAAGGCCTATGTTTATTATATTAATTAATTCATTAATATTTTGTTTTTTATCTTTAAGATTTTTATATAATAAAAATAATATATTTAAATAATTATCAATATCTGTTTCATCAGGATAAGAAAAAGTTATAACTTCTGGCAATATTATACCATATAAAAGTTCTTCATAAGATAATGTTGAAACAAGATCAGGTTCATTTAATTTAATTGTTTTATACATATCAAGATTTTTAATACTTTCAAGATTTACTTTATTTTTTTCTATCATATTATAAATATAATTAATAAAAGGATGTTTTGAATAGTTTTTTTTTGTAAATGCATTTGCATTAAACATACCATCATATTTTTTTATTATTTCTTCTGGAATATATTTAATTTCATAAAACATTTGTTTAAATAATTCTATATTATCTTCTTTTAAACTTATTATTAAATTTTTGTATAATAATGTATTTGTGTTATCTGTATTCGTTTTAGATAATATATCAAATAATTTAGGATATATTTTAAGAAAATCTAAATATCTTCCTTCTGTTGTTTTAAAAAAATCAGTAATTTCATTTTTTTTATTATTATCATTTAATATTTGAAAAAATAATAATTGTGGTAATTCAAGATTCTCTTTAATTTTTTCAAAATCATTAAATAAATTATTATAACATAATTGTATAAAATAATTTACATTTGTATAATTTATTCCTCTTTTTATTCTTATATCTTTTTCATATTTTTCAATTAATATTAAATTTAAATTATTAAATAATAATGAACATATATTATTTATGTTTAAAATAGTATAATATATTTTGTATAAATCAAATAATGTTTTAGTTATTATTTCAACATTATATGATAAAATTAATATAGTAGATAATAAACCTTGTGCATCATCACCAATATCCTTTATTTTTTTTAATTCAATATGATTATCTATAACATTTTCTATTTTTTCATAATTTATTAAATTATGTATTAAATAACTTTTCATATTATCATATATTAAATTAGATAATTCTTTATATGATAATTTTAATAAAAAATCTCTTAGGCGTTGATTATTATCTATTAGATAAGAGTTTAATATATCTGGATAATTTCTATATTCTCTTATTACTATTTTTAAAAATTGTTCTTCGTGCGACCCGCCGGCCTCGCGGGCCTCAGATTCTAATTCATTTAAAAAAATAGCTTCATTTTCCAATCTTTCTATATCTTCTTCTAAAGTTAGTGAGTTTTCCATACCTCCTTTATGTTTTGCATTAATATATTTTAATTTATATTTTAAATATTTTGATTTCCAATTAATCATTTATATATATATATATAACATTTTTTTGAAATAAATAAAATAAATTATTGTACAAATGATATCAAATATCTTAAAATGTTTTTGATAACACTTTTTTTAAAAAGTGTCAAAAAAGAAAAAAAGTATAAATATTTTGGTTTAATAAATCCTTCAATATATACAGATAATCATTATCCAATGTTTCGTGTATATAAATATGAAGAAGGTAAAATAAATTTCAATGAATATAA